TTTTCTCCTATCCATATTTAACCTCACTATCATATTTAAGACTTGCACCATCAGCAGGTCTTGCAACTATAAAATCAAACCCAACAAACTTACTTCTTGCAGGTTTATATATATTTATAAATGCTTTTATTACCTCTTCATGGGCTCTATTTATAGGCTTTGTTAAGTATATGCCAAATTCAAACCAATCTTTTATAAAAAAGTTAATCGTACTTTCACCGCCGTTATATTGTGTTTTCCCATTACATGCCACCATTCCACCATAATTTTGTCTATAAATAAAATCTTCTCTATTCTTATACTCAACTATTGTCGCTGGATACTCAACACTATTTACATCCAATAACTCCAATATCTTTTTAACTGCATACGGTGTGCCAATCTTTTTATGTAATCCTATACTTGTATATATCAAATCTCTTTGTTGTGTTTCGGTCAAGCTATCTAGTTCAAAATCTACACCAAATTGGTAAGCCAAAAAAGGAAGTATTTTTTTATTACACTTATCAGGAAAGAAAAAAGTACTTATCGCATCAAGGCTTTTATTGAAACTATCAAGTCTTAAACTTACAACCTCATCAAGGGTATGTAATGCTTCATCTTCAAATGTAGGTAAAAGTGATATTTTGCTCAATACAAACTCCTATCTCATTTTTTGCTATTAGTATGTTAGAAGTTGGATTTTGTATCACAACCTCTTTGACTCCAGAGACTTTTAAAAAATCATTTATTTCACTTAGAGTTATACTTGTTCCTATCTTTTTGAGAGAATCCAAACCGACCTTTAAATTATCAGTTGCTTTTGTCAAAATCCAAGTAACATCATCTTTATTGCTCTTTTGTATATTTAGCACAGCATTAATCATAAATTCTTTTTTAATAGCCTCTTGAACTATAACTTTATCGGTTAAAGGTCTAACATCATCAGCATTCAACGCTTCTTCTATTCTTATTTTCATCACATCATCAGCATTTTTGCTATAAAAATAGACATCAACAACCCCACCAACCACACTATCTATAAAAACATCTTCTATCCGTGCATCGGCACCAAATGCAAAAGATTTATAAGTGCCTATTGCTCCAGCCGTTGACTTGTCATCGATAGCAAGTAAGATTCTTTTTCTATAACTCTCATCATCTTCTATATTTTTACCATTACCAAAATTAGTTAATTGCGTCACCTCTATCAAAAAAGGTAATGGAGTTGTGATTATTTCAGTTACCACATCACTATAATCTATATACTCATCAAGTTCCATTTTTATATCTTTGCTCTCTTCTCCTATATTAAAAAAAAACTCCTCAATGAGCATAGATTCATTTTCTCCATCTTCATCAGTTATCGAAATATCATAGATTCTTAAAATTATTTTTGTAGGCTCACTTAGCTTAAAATTAAAAAGAGCATAAGGTCTTGCACCATCAAGCCTAGTAACTCCATAAAACATCCCAATACTATCAAGGTCTGTATCTGTTGCAGTTGCAAGAAAAAAACCTTTAGCCAAATTATTAAACTTTGTTCTTGTATAAAGTTCTCTATATGCAAATGCTTCTAATAACATTAGCCGTTCATCACTTTCTATTGGTTGCCAAATTATATCTTTAGCCAAAAGAGCCATTTTATAACTTTGTACCAAATCGTTAAGTATCTCTTCATAAGATAAATTTTCTAAAAGCTTAGGAGAAGTGTTTGTATAATTTTCAAGATAGGCATCAGTATCATTTGTTACACTAATATTTGCAATACTTTTATCAATATACTCTTTTGCTATATTAAAAGACTCTATAAAGGTATTTTCTATCTCTTCTATCATAAATTTTCCTAAAAAATAATTCTAAAGTACCATATAGACACTTTCTTATCTAGTCATGCAATCATAAAGGCTAAAATTTTTAACCCCTTTTTTTTGTCTCGTACAGCTTAAAAAATGATTAAGCCACCCCAAAAATGGAGTGGATAAAAATTAAACTACAAAAGTAGAATTTAACTTAGTAGTAACTCTCTCTTGAAGACCATTTGCTTTGTGCTTAACGCCATCGATATACTCTTTAGCTGTATTCGCAGTCGCTTCAATATTACTTACTCTAGTAGCAAGTGTGTCAATGCTATTTTTAGCATTATTGATAAGTGTAGTTAGGTTGTCACCCATTGCGCTACGATTTGTAAATTTCTTGATTTAGTGCTGTTTCAAATGATACGATTTTAGGTTTAATTGCATCGATATCAGCTTTATTAGCTCCAAGTTTTAAAAATACATCTCTAATTGACGCTTCAAGATTGATTTGTCCATCTTCTGTTAAGTCAGCTTTGTCGATAGCACTTTTGAAAGCTTCCATAGTTGCTTTCCAAGTTGCCAAATCACCTTCTTTTACTGCAATTTGTGCCAAAATCTCTTGTTTAGATTCTGCTGTTTTTGCAGTTACAAATGCAGTTACAAACTCTTTTGTCTTATCCGCAGAAAGTCCAAAAATATTTTCCAATGATGCTACTAGGTTAATTCCTAATTGCTCCTCTGGTGTTGGTTGTCCATCTGTTGCCAATGCCATAATTTCTCCTGTGTAAAATAAAATATGTGGTCTCCCACTCTAAAATAACTTTTAAAATTATCTTAGAGTGATAGATTACAAACTTACCTCAATTTTTTTTGAGTTCATGAGTGTTATTATTATCTTCATACTCCCTGTTACTGCGTGTATTGAAGATTCTACCTTTGATACTCTAACTCTAGGTTCATATTTAGATATAGCTTCGTATGTGTATTTTGCTATCATCGCTTTAGTTTCAGTATTAAAATCTCTATCTCTTAATTTGTAAAGCTCACTTCCAAAATCAGGTCGCATAACTCTACTACCCTTTTTTGTTAGTAAAATTCTTTTTATGCTCTCTTCTATACTAACCAAATACATCTAAGCCCCATTGTTTCCATCGCTATCTTTTATAACCCCACTTGCTGTTAGGTTTCCATTTACTTTAGTGTCACCCTCTATTTCAAGATTGCCAATTAGTTTTATACTTGTAGCCTTTATCTTTATCTCACCTTTACAATCTATATCTAAAAGTTTTGAAGCACTATCGTATATTATTTTAGTGCCATCATTAAACTCAACTCCTGCTGTTGTTGTGTTTGCCCAAGTAGGCTCTTTACATCCCTTATTAAAAATACTTCTTATAATAATGCCACCATCTATATCACCATAAGGGCTTATAACTCCAACTTGTTCACCCACTTGAAGAGGTACAAATATCTTTATAAGCTTATTGGAGATACTAAAAGCAGGTAAGAAATCCGTTTCCAAATCTCCTATTTTTACTTTAGCCAACATCTTTGTACTATCAGCTTGTGTTACAGTTCCGATAGCAATTAAATTATCAATCAAAGAATATACATCATCGTCCATCATTGCTCCCATTTTGGAGTGCAATAATTAACTATAAAATCCAATCTTGCACCACCATAAACATACTCTTTATAATCAAATACGAATTGATTACCTAAATAATCAATCTTAGTATTTAACTCATCTTCAATATCTTTAAAAACTCTTAATACATTGCTTGAAATGTCTCTTAGCTCTATTTGTGAACCCTCTAAACTTTTTACTATTATTTCTATTTCAATTTTTAAAGCATGATTAGAGCGTAAACCCTCACTCGTAACATTGTCTTCAGTATCTCTAAGAACCAACGCTGGAAGTTGTTTAGGCTCTAAAGGCTTTAGTAGCCATTCGTAAACTCCCAATACATTTTCAAGCGTTTTTAGATGATTTAAAATTAATAATATAATATCTTTTCTATTCATGTAAGCCCACAAATACTCTAGTTGTTAAATCAGTCATTTTTTTAATCTCTATCGCTTGATAAATTTTACCATCTATTGAAAATGTAGATAAATTAGTTATATTCAAAGCATTTGAGGTAGCAATAACAATAGAAGGTGTTGACGCTTCAACTCCAACAAATCCATTATCGCTTAAAATAGCCTCACTTGACTCGTCAAATATAACATCTAAAAACTCGATAGTTAACTCTTCATCTTCTTTATAAAGATGTTCGATTTGTATTGCAAACTCATCAAAAGAGTTATTTAGGTCTTTAGTTATCATATCTGTAAGCATTTTTTTACTCTATATTTTTAGAAATACTAAAAGATTTATCATGTCTCAATGCTACATCCATAGATTGGAATGCTTTTATGACAGTTGTTGCATTATCCGATTTACTATAAGGGTCTATTAATATATCAAGTCCACCCCATAGCCCTGTGATGATTTGGCTAAAGTCTCCAAATATCATTGATTTAATTGGAACTTGATTTGTTCTGTGATGAGCATAACCATTAACAGTTTTCTCATTTAGCAAAAATGTACTAGCATATTCGGTTGTTTGTATAGATTTAAGCTTCCCAGTAACCCCTGCTCCTGATACATAACACATTGACTCAACATCTGCATTACTTTGGGCAATGGCTGTCTCAAATTCAATCACTTTTTTCCAGCTAAGCCCACCAGAACAATCAATGCTATTTACACCGCTCATGTTCATTATCCCAAGAGGTTCACCATCTGCACCACTTCCTGCAATAATAGCCTTATCAGCCCCAAGAGCGATATTTATCGCCAAATCTTGCATAACCAATGCCTCAATGCTTGGATTAGACTGCAGTAGCATTTGTCTTGTGTACGCTGTTGAACAAGCTATTGTCTTTGGAGTTAACTTCAACATTCCTATTTTTAGTTCGCTTTGTGTTAACGCTTCATCTTCATTTACCCAGTAAGCTTCACCGCTAGTAGTTTGTTTTGGAATAGATACATTTCCAACAAGACCAGTCAAAACAGTTCCCCCCAACCTTGAGATAATCATCTTATTTCTAAGAATATCAATAAAACTACCACCTAAATGTGTAGTGCCAATCAAATTAGTAGTGTTTGCAGTGTTCAAGTCTCGCTTCAAAATCTGATGAGGAACATAAAACCCCCTACTGTCCTTTCTAGTTTGATTTTCTATTTCCCTTGAAATCTCTTTCTCGTATCCTGCTTTATCCCAATTACCTGTTATACTTGCTTTTAATGCTCTTGCAAAAGAGTACTTTCTAACCTCGTTATCACTCATAAAATCATCACCTCTATTGCTAATTGGATTTTGAGGAGATGTAATTTTATTTAAAGCAATTTCTCTAAACTCATCAACGCTTCTTTTCTCCAAGATAGCTTTTTCACCCTCTTCATTGAGTTTATACTTTAGTGCCATTGCACTAATCTCCCTCACTCTTTGCACTTCATTT